CATGAGTGATTTTTACCTTGCCTTCCTGACATAGTGTTCTCCTTATAGTTAATGTGATTAAAATATTTGATCCTTAGGTAGTAGCCGTCCTGTATCACGGTTGTATGTGACACCACCTGCATTACCCACTTCTCCAGTGAATCTGTTTTTAAGTATCTGAATGAAGCGACTGTCACCGTCAGGGTCTTCAGGATCAACCTGTAGTGACAGGCATATGTCAGACAACTGAGCTATGGCATGTGAGCCTCTAAGCTGACCAAGTCTAACCTTGGCTCCGTCTTCATGACCTTTGTCACCCTCAGGCCTTCTGAGGTGAGACACAAGTATGAGACCAATGTCTAACTCCTGTACTAATGTCCTGAGCTTAGTCATGGCACGGTCAATCATCTTACGCTCATCACCGTTGTCCATCCCTGATATCAGAATTGAGATGTGGTCTAGTATGATCCACTTGATGTCTAATGCCTTAGCCATGTACTGGATACGCTGACATATTAACTCTACGTCAGATGATCCGAAGTGGTCATATAAGAATATCTCAGGCTTATCCTTAAACATGCTTTCGTAGCCTGTGCTAATCTCATCGTCACTAGCACAAGACCTGTCAATGGTAATGTTCTTGGACATATGTATACCGACTAAACCAAGCATGGTTCTACGGTTACTTTCCTCTAGCATAATCATACCGATCTTATGACCGTTCTGCTGTAAGCTATAGGATATCTCCCTGACTAGGGTAGACTTACCAATACCACTACCTGCACATACCGTAACAAGCTCTGAGGTTCTTAGACCCTTAGTTATCTCATTTAGTATGGGGTAGGGATAGCTGACGTTTGACTGGTCGTTGTCGGCTAACATGTCTTCCTTAAGGTCACTTGAACCAATGATACCATCAGGACGGAATGCCCTAGCCTGAAAGATGGCTGTGATTATCTCATCAGCCTTACCCTTCATAAGACATTCGTTTGCATCCTTATGTGGTAGATTGGCTATCTTAACCTTACCAACTGGTAACAGCTCGGCTGCGATGTGAACTGCTTTTTGACCTGCATCATCCATGTCGAACATTAAGATTATCTCATCAAAGTTATTGATGTAATCCCAGTTCTTCTTGATGCTTGAGGCTGCCGAAGCTGCTCCAGTTGGAAGGGATACCGTTGCCCACTTATGGCCTTGTACCTGAGAGATAGTCATCGCATCTATTTCACCTTCTGCAATAACTAACTTCTTACCTGTAGACCATAGATGTGATCCGTAAAGTGTCATCTTACTGGCATCACCAACAATGCTAAAGTTCTTGTTCTTGTCTCTAACCTTCTGAGCTACTGCCTTACCACCCTTGTCTCTATAGACAGCAAGTTCTAAGTCCTTGTGGCATAGGTAGCCAAACTTTCTACAAGTCTCTTCTGTTAGCTTTCTATGCCTGAGGCTTTTAACTTCGCCCTTGAGTAATTCTTTTTGGAAGGTATTACTCTTTGGCTGTATTGTCTTGAGATCAGCTTTTTTGAAATAGGGTTGGGTTGTTTTATTACACGAGTAACAGTGTGTGTGACCGTCATCATAAACTCCTAGTGCATCTGAAGAGCCACAGTCAGGACAGGGTTCCTTCCTCAACTCTGTTGATTTGTGCATCTCCATTGTTCACTCCTTTATAAAACTTCACCGTGCATTCCTGTTTGTGGTGGTAGACACTCATTGAGCCACTCCTCAGGGATAAACCTATGGGCAAACATAAATCCATTTGCCTTGCAGAAGTCTGCATAGGTTGTCTTTGAGCCTTTGTAGATCTTTGAGTTTTGATTAGAGAATACAAACCTGATATCGAGATCAGGATGTTGTTGCTTGATCAACAGGTGTTTATGCCTGTCGGCAGTAACGAACCTACCCTTAGTCTCGATATAAAAAAAGCCACCTTTCTTAGGTAGCTTGAAGTCAGGTGTGTATGTGCTTTGGCGAGGTGGGTGGGTATACTTGATTTTATCAGTTTCGTATTCGACAACTAAATTAGCCTTACGAATTTGATCACTGATATTATCCTCTAACCCTGACCTGTAACCTCTGACCAAAGCACCCCTAGAAATTGTATGCCGAGGCACCGTTGTCGTCTTCTTCCATCGTTGTGTTTTCATCGTTAAAATCCTCAGCTACAAAACCATCATCCTCAGCCTCAAATCCATCGAGGCCACTGCCTGTCTGTGACACTGGTTCAATGATTTGTACCTTGGTTAGTCTTAATGAAATGCCGTTGTTACCAGTAACTGTGTAAGGACTAATAACACCACCGATCTTAATTATTGATCCACCGAATATGTTAGGTGGGTTAGTGACGACCTGACCCTTTGAATCAAAGAACTTGGGTTGAAACTTAGACTTGGCAATGATAGCCATCATCCCTGTTTCCTCATCGATCTTGTATGGCATTCTTGCACCATTTGCCTTCTTGCCAAACTCATCCTGAGCAACTTCTTTTAGTTTATCCATAAGATCCTTAGCCTGATCCTGAGGAACAAGTAAGTTAGTCTTGAATACACCCTCAGGGTCAAACTGAGTATCTGCTTTATTCAACCATGGATACTGTGCTGTTCCCTTGTGGGTCACGAATGTTTGTCTTTGAGCCATTCATACTCTCCTTCTCTTGTTGTTTAAGTTTGTATTTAGAAACATCTATACCTAGTAGCTCTGCCTCTTCTAAAACGTGCTTGGGTATCTCTTGGCCTTTTTCATGGCAAAGATAAGCGATCCCAAGCACCCTTTCTCGTGGGTGCATGAGTTAACCTTTCTTAAAGTTGGTTTAGTAGTTTCTCAATGGGTGGACAGTATTCACTAACAAAAGCAATATCGACTGTCTTTTATGTCGTTTAAAACAAGTTTGCCCTTCTTCGGAATTGAAGGTATGTCTACCTTAGAGGCATCCTCAAACTGTTTTATGTTGTGATCTAAAACTGTCTGATAAAGGCAAAAGTTATCATAAATCTCAATGAAGGAACTTCTGATGATTCCATATAGCTTTTGAGTGTCTGCAGCAGTGGTTGCAAAACTGTCATGGATGAGGAAATACTCCTGTATATTCTTCTGCAATCCATTTAACACAGTCAGCAGTAAGTGAGCTGCATCCATTGAGTGTATTACATTGGGTGATACTGCTGAGGCTGACTTAGCCTTATCAACAGTCCTTAGTGGTTTGTCTCTAAGGGATATCTGACTTCTGACATTCTTAAACAAAGTCCTGTCATACAGATAAACCTTAATCTCCTTAGTTGTGAACTTAGTGTAGCTTTGGACAACAGGGAAACCCACTGGTGTTATCCATCTCATGTGTTTGTTTTCATGAGCTAATAGTCTAGCTAAAGTCTTAAAGAACTTCATACCCTCAGAGGCTCCAGTAATCACCTCATTGACTGCCTTCCAGTTAGCTTTAGCCAAGTAGTTAGCTGCAGCAAATCCCTGATCATCACCGAAGGGGTGTTTGTCGTATTTACCTGCAAGTACATCGTCAGCAAGTGGTCTCATGGTGTCTTCCATAATCTGATCCTTAAAACCATAGACCTCACTGGAGTATCCAAATGTCATGACGTTACGCTTAACTAGCTTACGGTTCACTCCAAACTTAAGCCATGCCCTTGCTAACTCCTCATCCTTAGACTGATTTTGAAACAACTTGTTTACTACGTCAGCTACCTCTTGGTAGATGTCCTGAGGCTTAGTGTTAGGCACCAAGTTAACCAAGGCACCGTCCTTCTCCTGTCTACTAGCTGCTGAGTAGTGTTGTATTCCACTGTTACTTCCGTCTAGTGATATTGGCAGTCCACTTGTAGATCCCTCACCCTCGACTAAAAACTTAAAGTATGCCTGACATGCAGCTAGAAAGCAGAAGGGTTTGTCTGCCTGTGACCAGTAGTCAAATGTAGACTTATAGTCTTGAGCTACTGCTATAATCATATCAGCGTTATCAGTTACCCACTGTATCCTGTCTAACATAGGCTTCTTAGATACCTTATCGAAGTCACCTGTATTAGCTACTTGTATGGCTATCCAGTAAAATGCCTTGTCATCTACCTTCTTCTCATTTGCAAACTCAAACATTGCCTTGATGTGTTCATCACGGTGGTGAGAGAAGTGAGGTATTGGGTATATACGTCCACGGTGACAGAAGTTATGAGGTAGGTAGAATTGGTCGTACTCCATCAGCTCCTTAGCAACCTTTAGGTCTTGTAGCATCACTGACCTTTGACCATCGATCTGTCTGTTTTTGACGACAATATTCTTATTCTTAATCCTGATGCCTTTTTTCTCTTCGTCACTAAGGCTATCAAAGTCTTCTACTTTATCAGGTGTCTCTATATATGCCCTAGTAGGAAACTTACCCATAGACTTATCGTTAGTCCAACACCATTCCACTGCCTCAACTATAGTTTTATTAAGTTTCATAGGTGTCCTTTGGACGGCATTTAGTGCATCTATAGAGGGTTGAATACTACCGTTGTCAAACCCACGCTCTATGGCCTTTATATGGGCATTAGGAACGTATCCTTTGACTAGTTTAACTTGCTGAGATAAGGCCTCATCGATGTAGCATCCTGTATTAAAAGAAGTCCAGTCTTTAGGCTTTACTGTCATAGGTGCAAACAGTGGACTAGACCAACTTTCATCGAAGTCTAACTCAGCTAGTCTCAGGGATGCATCAGGTAATAAACCTATCTTCTTAAGTGTCTTATTCTTTATAGTTGTTTGCCATACGTCAAAGATACCTGACACCCTAAGTATCGAATTGAGAACAGGTGTACCGACAATAACTCTTCTCTTGTCATCCCACTTCTCATACTCAAAACCTGCCTTAGTCGCTATAGACTTAGCAGCCTTGATCCTGTGACGTTCACTTGAGTGATCTTTAGTAACTTTAGTTTCAATTCTATTAGCTAACTTTTTGTTAAAGTTCTTTAGTTTAATGTTAAAGACTTCCATCTCAATCTTCTGACCTATAGTTGAGACTGCTCTAGTCAGTGTTTGATTACGACCTACTGCATCAAACATCGACACAAGACCGACATAACTAATAATATCGACATCAACATCGACTAAATACTTAAGCCAACTAGTTGGTTGTCCTACACCTTTGTTTTTTGATTCATCTATAGTCTTCTTAAGATCCTTAGCTACTATAGTTTGAACTTCTGATATAAGTTTCTGAGGGTTATTTTGTATTGAGGTAGTTGTTATTTTCTCTGATCTTTTGACATAACGATCACGGCCTTCTGAGATCATCTGTCTTTCTCTTTGTAGTTCTCTAATCGTACTCACTTAATTCTCCTTTTCACCCAAAGTTCTCTAATGGGTGGACAGTATTCATTTTACTAGTATTTTACTTAAGACCGTTAGTAGTCCAAACTGGTGCTTGGCCTGTCAATTGTCGTATAGATTTACACATTACCCAACCCTCCTATCGCTAATATCCATAAGTAACTCTACTGTAGTGGCTTGAATATCAGGCTCACCATAACTAAAGTCAGGAATTTCTATATTCATTTCCCTTAACATGCTTTCTAGTTGTATTAGCTTGTCATACTTTCTGCCAATAATTGAACGTGATATCTGTTTCTTCCAGTGAGCATACCTCATACAGCCTCGGTGTAGCTCTTCAGTAGCCATACACAATGCCTTATTATTTACTCTTGTAACTGATATCCAACCCTCTTTCTCGCACTCATCAACCATAATACTAACACTACTTCTGTTGGCGACTAAGGTTTCACATATCTCTGTAATTGATACAGGTGTATCAGTTGCAAATGCCTTGCACATTATTCTAGCGAAGGTGTTTCTATTTTGAGATGAATTAAAGTAAGTTTGTAACTTACCCTTCATCCTTGTAACCCTTGCTTTGTGCAACTGTATTTCCACCTCGCATATGGCTAGTGTATATTCGTGGTACATCTTCTTATATAAATCTATTATTCTTTCCAACTTAGTTCTCCTTTTGTGAACATGTTATATATTTTATTAACTGAATCAATGTTGTCTGATTAGTCATTATTTTGGTTCTTGAATTGATTAGTCACTGCCATTCTTATCAAGTGTGCCATAGATATCTGTTGACCTGTAATTCTAGAAAGTTTGTGTGCCTCTCTCCCTAAAAACTCCCAGTCAGACTGTTCTAAAAACACCTTCTTACTGACATAGTTAATACTTTTCTTTGGTCTTCCCATTACCTGCTTTCTTTTAATGGTTAACATTGGTATCTCCTTGTTTCTACTGTGCTAGTAACTTTGCAACAGACTGTTTTGTGTTTTGGTTAACGTGGACGTATTTCTGTGTCGTCTTAATAGACCTATGACCTAACATGTCGGCAATGACCAAGGTGTTAACTTGGAAGTCATTAGCTAACTTAGATGCACAGGTGTGTCTTAAGACATGGAACACAAAGTTCTTATCCCTTGGTGCTATCCTAAACCTACACTCATCCCATAGGTCATAGAATATTCTGTGGCTAAACCAATCCTTAACGACACCTACCTTCTTAATACAGTCTAGTGTCGTAGCTGTTAATGGTACCTCACGGTCATCACCG